GTTTGGGTGGCTTTGGTGTGAAGGTTCCTGTCGGGTTCGAGTGGAAGACTACTGCTACACAGCGATGTTATGCAGAACGTCGTCTTCGCGAACTCGGCGATTATGAGCCGGATCAACGTCCAAACTTCTATATGGATCGAGATTTCGAGCCTATAGCGTACATTGCGCCGTGGTGGGACCGTCGAAAGGATGCGACAGTTCCGCCTCGCCTGCCTCGCGCTCAGAATTCGGGTGTCGGAATCGCCGGGATAGACTTAACTCTTCGTTATCGTCAACTCCAGCGACCACCGTACTATACCGGCGTACCTACTTCTTGGGTTTCGCCTGATACTGCTATGCGGGATTTCGAACTCTGAGCGCGTAACGTCCGAAGACGTAAAACTACACGACACGTGTTTAGTGAGGGGTTAGCGATCTAACCACCCAAAACGTTTCCGAAGAATGCGAGCATTCCGCCGGTGTAAATATTTACGTACCAAGGCTCGAACAAACATCGATTGTGTGTGTAGGGCCGTAGCGTCGAACGACTGCACGGGTGGGTATGATGGACAAGACACGCGAGTGTCTGGGTAGTGGGTCGTGCGAGGAAATGCGCACGACCTAGTGATGAATGGTGTTGATCAAACACAGTGATAATCGCGAAAAGGTTGGGCTATGGCTCACTTTGTGGGCGCCAACGTATCTGTTCCTCTGAGACCGGCGAAAGCCCTTCCTCGGAGGTGCGTTGGAACAATATATCACTTTATGTTTACGACCGACAAAGAACTAGTAGTCCGTATCCCAGATATCGGAAGAGTGTGATCATACAATCGCTGATGAACAGTCTCCGTTTGTTGTTATCGGGTATCCCGTAGAAACAACACGAATGAACAAAAGTTCAACAACCCCACGAAGCGAGACGAAAGGGCTCGCACAAAAGCCACTGGTAGTGAAAGGCTCTACCAAAGAAGTAAAACAGGTCGCGAAGAATTCGGCTCTTTCCGCAATCAAACAACTTCAAGCTGCGAAGGCACCTGCTCCTCCGAAGGGTCAGGCTACGAAGCAGATCGCTCGAGCTCTTACGACTGCCAGACCTGCAGTCGAATGGCGTACCGAACACCATGGCGTTCCGGTTATTGGTGGCGATGGTCTCCGAGAGGGGCATGCGGAAACGCGTGCTATGGGCGAGGATCTATTCATTCGGGGAACCGAG